AAGATCGAGGCCGGCAAAATGAGCATCACCCCCGAGGAATTTTCCCTCCGCGAAGTCGTGGATGCCGTCCTCGAAAACATCACCCCGCATGCGGCGGCCAAAAAAATCGCCCTCGCCGCCATCGTCTCCTGTGCCGTGCCGCGCCGCCTCAAAGGCGACCCCGCCCGGCTGCGGCAGGTCTTGCTCAATCTCGCCGGCAATGGCATCAAGTTCACCGAACAAGGCGAGGTCGTCGTCCGCGTCCGGCAACAATTCTTTTCCCAGGGTAGAAGTAATTTGCGCTTTGAAGTCACTGACACCGGCATTGGCTTGACTGAAGAACAGACGCAAAAACTGTTTCAACCCTTTGTGCAGGCCGATACTTCATCCTCGCGCCGTTTCGGCGGCACCGGCCTCGGCCTCGCCATTTCCCGCAAAATTGTCGAATTGATGGGCGGACGGATCGGCATTCGCAGTTCCCCCGGCAACGGCTCGACCTTCTGGTTTGAATTGCCCTTTGAAGTACCCCCGCCAGTTAGCAGCGACTACGGCTTTCCCGGCCTGGTTTTTATTCAATCCATCGTCGCCGTGTCCAATGCCAGCCTGCGCGAATCATTGGTCGAACAAATGCGGAATCATGGGATGCACTGCCATGCCGTTTCCACCCCGGCGGAACTTTCCTTTGCTCTGCGGCGCGATCTGCGTGCCGCCGTGATTCCCGTCGTGGTATATGACGATGAGATGCTCGCCAGCGGCGGCGAGAAATTGCGCCATCAACTCGCGGAAAATCGAGAGCACCTTCACTGCATCATGCTCGCCAGTCCGGCCGGACTGGCCAACGGCGAAGATGGCGCCAGTCCGGCCATCGGCAGCAATGTGTTGCTCAAACCCGTCCGCGAACAGGTGCTGTTCGCCGCCCTCACCGGTATCTTCTCCGGACTCGCTGCCGGAGCGGATAAAACCGCCGCGCTCGAACCGTCCACCAACCCTGCGCACCCGGAAGCGGAAACCGCCGCCAGCCGGCGCACCGCCATTTCTGATTTGCGCATCCTCGTTGCCGAGGACCATCCCTTCAATCGCAAGCTTTGCCAGTTGATGCTGGATAATTTTGGCGCGCGTGCCGACTGGGCCTTCAACGGTCGCGAAGCCGTGGAAAAATTTAAACCCGGTGGCTATGACGCCATCATCATGGATTGCAACATGCCTGAAATGGACGGGTTTGAAGCCACCACCGGAATCCGCCGGGCGGAAGCCGAAAAAAACACCGGCCGCCGCGTGCGCATCATCGCCCTGACCGCGAACGCGCTCGTCGGCGAACGTGAACGTTGCCTGGCCGTCGGCATGGATGATTACATCGCCAAGCCTTTCACCACTCAGCAACTGTACGTCGCCTTGCTCGCCGCCGTGCCGCCCGCCGATGTGGAAAAACAATTCCATCCCGCCCGGCTCGAACAACTTTGCAAAGAACTCGAACGTTCGGCAGTTTTGGCCATGGCCGGGGAATTTTTGGATGCCCTGCCCGGACGTCTCGTCGAAATCCACCGGCTTCAGGCTGCGGACCAATGGAAGGAACTCGATCGCGCTGCCCACGCCCTCAAGGGCCTCGTCGCCATGTTTGGTCTCCAACCCCTCGCCGATACTTTCCGCTCCCTGGAGCAGGCCGCCGATGCCGCCGACCGGCAACGCGTGCAATCCCTGGTCGCCAGCCTCGACCAACAGCTGATGATCGCCACCCAGCAACTCAGCGCCTGGCTCCAGAGCCAGTCCGCCAGTCCCGTCGCCTGAAACTTCCCGGAAAATGGATGTGCCGGGTTAAACACTCAAAACGATCGCCTTGCCAGACTTTGACGGTGTGTCACCTTCAAAATTAAGCCACGGAAAAAGCAGCCTAAAACGGGATGGTCCCGTTTTCTTTTCTTCAAGGACTGATAAACTCGCGGGTGATACACAAAGCCGAAAAGAACTGAGGGAACGGGACAACCTCGATTTGGCTCGGATTGCCTCGATTTGATTAGGGATAACGCCGAAACAGGCAAAAGGGCATTTCAATAAATAAAGTGAAGTAATCGGGACACAACAGCGGCGAAAATCGGGACAAATAAACTGTAGATTTAGAGAAAACACCCACCCCAAAAGCCAGTCAAAATGAGACATTGCAGCCGAGTTGCAACCAGGGTGAAACGCTGTTTCAAAGGAATTGATCATACGGGTGGTAAAGGTGGGGCTGGTGCGGTGCTGAGGTAGGCTGCGCCGTAGCCGCCGGCGTCGCCGGGACTCATGGGGTATTCACCGGGGGGATCGTTGATGGGTTCGGTGATGGTGATTTGGTTGGTGATGGGAGTGGTGATGCCAAAACCGGCCGTTATGGGCTGGCCTGGGGTGTAGGTGGATGTGGTTTTGCTTTGGAGGGGGACGGGGGTGCGGCAGATGGTCTTGGCCACCTGGCAGTAAATATCGAATGCATCGTTCCCGCCGGCGCCGCCGTCGATACCGAAATAGCCGTTGGCGCCCAGGGCAAAGGTGTTGGGGAGGATTCCTTCGGTGAAATCCCAGGAGCCGATGTTGTTGGTGTAAATGACTTCGCCGTCAGCGGGGTTTCCAAAGAGGGGTGGTTTATAAAAAACCCACATGACCTGGGTGGAATGAGCATAAGCGGCGGATTCGGAGGCGTAGCAGAGTTGCATTTGGACGGTGGCCGCGCCGGGTGACGGGGTGACGGAATAGCTGCCGCCGAATTGGACCATTCCGAGCAAGGCGAGCGCGCGGTTGTTGGCATCGGAAATGGTGTATGGGTTGGACAGGGTATTGATGATCCATCGCGGGCCATCCGGCCCCCAGCCCGACACTTCGCCGGTTGTGGTGAGGTTGCCGAAATTATCATAGGTCTCGGTTGTGGTCCCAACCAGCGTGCCTTGGTAGAACCATTGGATAGTGTTGGTCAAATAGATGGTGTCGGGGATTTGGGTCAGATTTAAAATGACATTCCCGAGGGGGTTGGGGACGACTTCGTTAGCGCCAGGGGTTTCGGGGTCGTTGGTGGGGACGACTCCGATCCAGCCCATGTTGAAGAGGACGAAGGCAATGACGCATTGGCTGTCGCTAGCACCGCCATTGACGACGGTATTACGACCGCAACCGCAGCCTCCAAACATTAGAGCGCTCATGCCGTGTCTCCTTCACCTTGATAAATTCCGCTGGTGAGGGCGAGCAAGGTGCGTTGCTTCAGGACGCCGTTGACGCTGACGCAGACTTTTTGTTCCTGGATCGTGAGCTGATGCCAATTGCCGTCGCTGCCTTTGGCCTTGCGCGGATCGATGACGACGGTGGGGCTCCAATTGGGCGGGCTTTGGCTGATGGCGCCGGTTGTGCCGTCCTGGACAATAAATGGATCAATGCCGTAGACAGCGGAGGGATTACTGGCGACGACGTGGACTTGATCGTGTCCTTTGCCGGACTGGGCGGCGTGGGCGTGGGTTTTGCGGGTGGCGACGATGGTGCCACCGCCTTGCTTGAGCTGGCCACCGAATAGGTAGGCGATGTCCACGCTGGTGACGCGGTAGCGGGTGGCGCGGATGGCGTCAATGAGTTCATGGCCGGTGAGATGGAGCGGTGCACCGAATTGGACGCTGGTGACGCCGGTGGCGATATCACCGGCGATGCGTTGGACGACGGCGTTGACGTTGGTCCAATTGACGGTGCCAGCGGTTTTAAAATTGAGGCAGTTTTTGCGGCTGATGGAAATGTTTGAGCCCAGGACCGCTTCGACGTTGGTGAAGTTGCCTTCGAGAGCGAGGTTTTGCCAGCAGGTCCACATTGCTTGGGCGAGGCCGACGGGAATGGTTTCGGCGGTTTGCTGGATGGTGTTGGTGGTTTCGTTGAACTGAGTGCTGAGGCCGTAGGTGTTTAGATTGACGACGGTGAAATCCTGGCTGAGGGGAATGATATCGACGGCATTCGGAACACCTTGTCCTTTAGAGCGGACGACTTGCGCATGGGCGGTGGCCTGGACGCGTTGGGCGATGACGGGAACGCTCGTGTTGCCAATTTTGGTGGTGATCCAATCGGCCCAGGCGCCATCCGTGATGGCGAAGGTGCAGAGTGGATTATAGGGGACAAGACTGTAGGACCCGTCTTGGGCCTGGTTCCATTCATCGATGGTGACAATGGCGGGATTGGGAATACCGGGATAATTGTTTAGAATGGTGACGCTGATGATGTCGGGATCATTCAAATCTGGTTTCCAGTGGTTCCAGCCGATGACCTGGTCAAAACCAGAGAGTCCGTCGATAATAAATGGCAGGCTGGCAAAACTGGCAGACTGACTGGTGGCGGTGACTTTCGCGCCGCCAAGATCGCAGAACAAATCCACGCCGGTGAATTGGGCTTCGACGCCGGCGGGAACGGGATTGGGATAGAGGTCCTCAAAGATGCTGAGGTAGGTGCCGCTGGGTTCGCTGTTGGTTTGATCGTAGCTGATGCTGACGTAGCTTTTTTGCCAATCGGGACGTTCGGAAATTTTTACGCGTTCAGTGATGGTGATATCGGTGAGGTCAATCAACAGCGGGGTCAGCGAAGCTATTTTAAGGAAATGGACCGTGGGAAACGGCGTGGTGGTATAATCCCAATGCATCACAAAATCGGGTTCCAGACGGAACATTTTTTTGATTACGTCCGCGCAGGTAATGCCTTTTTGAAAATCGGAAAAAGGAAGGATGGCCGGATCGATCTGGCCGATGTTGATCGGCGCTCCATTCAGGATGGCCCATTCAAGCGCGTCTTCGATCTGCTGGCCCGTAGTGGCATAAGCCCAGCCGAAGGGTTCATTGACTTCAATGGGCGGTGCGCCGGGGGCCGGGTTGAAGCCTGGCGGAGGCACAAATAAAATATTGAGAATGACGCGGGGACTGCTGTAGGTGGTATAGGTTTCCGGCTCTGGATTGCCGGTGCCAGGATAATTAGCAAATGTCCCGACGGTGTAGCGTTGCTGATAAATTTTGTTTACGAGATACCACCAGGGATTGACGAGGCGGCCGAGATGGTTCTGTTCGCCTGGCTGGCCGTCGCGCGTCCATGGTTCAATGCGGCCGAAGAAGCGGCGGACGCCAGTGGGATCGATCAAGGCTAGCAACGTGCCGTAAGGCCAGAGCTCGGCGGCGTCAATGGCGAGTCCGCCGACGGTGAAGGTCATCACATCGGCAGCCATGTTGTTCAGGTCATATTGCGCACTGTCGATGCCGAGGGAGGCGAGTGTCTGTGTGGCGGCTGCGGCTGATCCGTCCGGGTTAAGTTGTTGCAGTGACCATTGGTTTGAAGGTTGGATCATTTTAGAGTCTCCTCACGTAGTGTCCTACTGGGGCATGTTGCTGACGTTTTTCAGGCGCGCCACTTGTTGTTTTATTTCTTCGATCTCCTGTTTAAAACTCGCGATGTTGGGCTGGATGCCGGCGACTATGGTCCAGAGGTCTTTGTGCGCGCTTAAAATGGCCATGAGGTCTTTAACGGCTTCGAGGGCGGCGAGGGAGTCTTCCGGTGTGGCTTTGGTGTTTTTGGCGGTTTTAGTGATTTCGTCAACGTCGTGCTTGATCTGCTCATCTTCTTTTGCCTGGGCATCGGTGTCGACGGTCTGAGTTTTTACAGCGGCGGTTTGTTGTTCGATGGGCCGTGTGGCGGCGATGATGGCGGTGAGCTGTGCGATCTCTTTGGTGAGATCGGCGATGGCCTTGGTGTTTTCGGTTTGCTGTTGTTCGGCATGGGCGGTGGCGTCTTTTTCTTTTTGTATCGCGGCAGGGTCGTTAGCGGCGCGGGCTTGGGCTTCGCCACGGCGGAGTAGTTGCATCCGAGCCTGGGCACGTTCAACGGCGAGATCGGCATCGCGTTCGTTCTGGGCCTGGGCGCTGTCGTGGGTGCCGTGGACGCCGAAGGCTTGCTTGCGAACGGCTTCCTGATTGGCGAGGGCTTCGTCCAATTCTTTTTGGATGTCCGCCTGCAGATCGGTGTCTTTTTTGGTATCGCCGAAGTCGGCGTTCAGGCCGGCGCGGTGGGCTTCGTCGGCGGTTTCCTTATCGCGGGCGGCTTTGGTGGCGGCGGCGAGGGCGGCGGCCTGGGCTTGGGCATCGGCGAGGGCTTTTTGATCTTCGGCTACTTTTTTATCCTGGTCGGCTTCGCGGGCGGCCTGCTCATCGGCGATGGCTTTTTTCTCAATGTCGGCGCGGGCTTGGGCAGCCTGGCCTGGGGTAATTTTACCTGACTCTTCGTCGGCCTGAATTTTGGCGATGGCGAGACCTTTTTGGGCAGAGACGAGTTCGGCGCGGGCGCGTTCGATGGCTTCGTCGAGGGCGAGTTCTTGTTTGAGTTTATCGGAGACGGATTGTTCGCCGCTGGCAATGTCAGCGAGCTTGTCAGCATAGCCCTGGGCGGCGGCGGAAGCATCGCCAAAGACCTTTATTTTATCTTCGATACCGGCAAGGAAATCAGCGTTGGCGGCAGTCTTGGCCATTTCGTCGAGGGCCTGGTTGGTTTCGGCGATGTAGGATTTCATCTCGACGAAGAGGCCGATGGCGGCGGCAAGGGTGCCACCGATGGGACTGCGCATGACACGGAACGCTTCGCCGAGGCTGGGTGAAATGCGATCCAGCTCAATGATGATACGGCGCATCTCCGCGCCCTCTTCGTGGAACAGGCGGAATTCTTCCTTGGTATTTTCGGTCTCCTTGCCGAGCTCCTTGATTTCCGGGGCGGCCTTGCCGGCGGCACCGGCAGTTTTGGACAGGTCGGAATTAGCGGCCTGAGCGCCGGTCCCGTCGTAAGGGGTGGTGATCTTGATTTCTAAACTTTTTTGTTCGTCGCTCATGAAACTATTTGTGAATGGTCAGAATCAATGGGCGTGCCGTATATGAAACCGGCGCACACATCGCGCTCTCGTCGCCGGCATCGTCAAAGGCATTCGCTGCAAACCAGGTCACCGCTCCTGGCTTCGAAAATATGACCGTGGCGTTGGTCACATCTCCCACCTGCAGGACGCTCGTCAGATTGGTCGGGGTGGGGCCGGCGTAGAGATCATAGCCGGCCGTCTGGGGATCAGCATCGGGCGACCATGTGAGAACCACTGGTGTGTTTGTGAGGGTGGCGCGAAAGAATTGCCCGGGATCCTGCGAGCCGATGACGATCTGTCCACCGGTCGGCAGATATCCGACGGGAATCCAAAGTTGAAAATCAATCGTGCTCTCGACCTCGCACGGCTGGTTCGCCGTCAAGATTTGCGACGGCAGCAGCGTGACGCTGCACCCGATAAGCAAAAGGAATGGGAGGATGAATTTCATTGCCAGCGCGTGATTGTGAACCAGGTGTTTGTGTTCATCAGCGGCGTGTCGGCCGCAGAATTGACCACTTGATAAACCTGCCAGTTGTATTGGTTGGTTTGAACTGTCGTCACTTTAAAATCAAAAATACCGATGTTGTTTGTGACATTGAAAGAATCACAGAAGGCATACCGCCCATTATTTAAAGTGGTGCCCGCACTGAAGTAGCTCTGGTTCGGTTGATAACCGTTATACCCATCCACAACGTCACTGCCGGAAGTGTAATTGCCGAGGGAAATATAGAATCCGTCAGTGCTGTTCGTGCATTGACCGCCGATCAAGCCACGAACTTCATAAACACCCGGCGACGCCGGCGATCCGCTCAAATAGAACGACGCGCAGGAATTCGTCACGACCGTGCTGGTTCCGTTTGTCCAGCCAATGATGTTGGTTGGACAGATGACGCGGATCGTCTGGCCGACTGCAAGGGATTGAATCAGGGAGATAGAAACTCCGTTGGTGGTCGTGATGCCGAGGGAAAGGTTGTTGCCATTGCCCTGATGAACGCCAGTAAAGCTCGGCGAAATGCCAAAGGCTGAAGACCGTCCACCATAAAGTTGTGCCTGTAAAATTGGGAACAGTTCGTTCGTGCAAAGTTCCATGTAACCCGCCGGCATAGGATGCACGAAAAGCGGTGATAAGCCGGAAAAGAACAGGTTGGATTGAACGACGCACGAACCATTGGTCCCCATCAAGGGGTCTTGATCGTAGGCAACAATCGCGTCCAACAGATTGCTGTTCGCGTAAACGTAGCCATTCATGCTGGCCCGCGTGGGCACGTTGCTCTCGCCGTTGAACGACGGCAAGGTGCACCAGTCCACGAGGTGTCCTTGCGCATGTTTTAGCGCAACCAGGTTCGTGAAGTCTTCTTCCCATTGCAATAACGTGCCAGCTTGAAGATTGTTATTCACGCCATCCATGATCACGTCGATTTGCATCCCCGAACCGTAGGGTTTCATGCCGGAACTCGCCTGCTGAGTCGCAAGAATTGTGGTCGATGTTTGTCCGGGCTGTCCTTGATTGGAAACATTCACGCCAGGAAAAGCGGCGCGGGTGATGCCGTCAAAATTGGTGGGATACAAACCGATAGTTCCGTAGGTGATGCTATCCCCGATAAAGTTGATCGAAGGACCGCCACCCATGCCGTATTTCTTCATGACGTAAGCCTGGTAATTCAAGACTGCAGCCGTCGAAGGTGCGTTTGAAGCTGTGATTAAAACTTCTGACATGTCAGCGCAAAGGGAACCCAATTGAGGACTGATGGTGATGCCAGAGGCCGCCTCGTTGCCGAGCAGGAAAAATGGGTTGGCTACCGTGCCAACAATATGACTCGACGTGTTGGTCCAGCCGTCCTGGACACCGTTTACGAATTCATCGAGAAAGCCGTTTTGCATTCGGAAGGTCACGACGGTCGGCACGAACTGTGCCGGCGTGGGGCAAATTTGAGCGCTCGATGAGACTTGATTGTAGGTCAAAGCGCGTTCGTTTAAGCCGCTCTGGGTATAGAACGGAGATGCCAGGTCGTCAGAGCCGGGAAATCCGTCCTGGAACAAATACTGAATGACTCCTGAGCTATTCAATAAAGGCGTCATACCAGCGCCACCATTGTTTAACTTTAAAAGATAGGTGAAGGTTGCGCTCCAGTTCGTGTTCCCAAACATCAGCGAGTTGGTATAGGCATACCAGACAGTCGGCGCGGCACCCGTCACCGGATTCCAATTTGCTTCCATCGCTAAAGTTGGCCGCGCACCCCACCCATGATTCGCATCATGCCAGGGAGCAGGCGTGGCTGAGGCGTTAGTCAGCGACCAGCCATTGCCGGAAAAATCTGGGATCGTCAAAATCGTTTGTCCATTCGAAGCCGACAATTGAGTCATGTCCCACCATGCTGTGGGATTCATGGCCTGCACCTCTGGCGGCATCACGTTGGTGATGCCAAAACCATTCCCGCTGATGATCCCGCCGACCGACAGAGTGCTTGCGTTGGTCACTGGCCCATTAAAGAGCCAACCGCCATTATCAAACCACCTGGTTTCTACTGCGCTCCCTGCGTTGGCAATCACACCACCGTGGCCAGCTGCCCCGAAAAGGACGATGCCGTAGGTTGGATCAGAATAAAAAGTGTCTTCGCCAGTGAAATTGTGCGCGCCAAACCAGATTCCCGACTCACCCAGGCTCGGCTCGGCGTAAACAGCATTCGTCGCCAGAACGTAAGTGGTCGCCAGAAAACCAGCGAACTGGTTCGTAACCGCCGGATTCGTTGATCCCACTTGGCTGAACACAACGGGAGAATTGGAATTGACGTTTCCGCCCCCGGTGCCGAAGCCGACCGACTTCAGCGTATTGGTCAAATTCGCAATGTTGGCGGCGAATAAATTCGTCGGCGATTTGAGCACGCCATTGGTATCGGCGAAGAGGCCGACGAAATTGACCTGGGCCGTGACGGACGTCAATAAGGAGGCCAGGAGAATCGCGCTTAAAAAAAGTTTCTTCATAATTGGGTCCAGCGTCACGCTGGTCACTGGGTGTTTTCTTTGACGATGCAGTCAAAATTCAGATTGTAGGCGTTCGTGGCGAAAGGAATGTAGATCGTGAACCCGCTATTGTTTTTTGAGTTCACCCACCAGGACAAACCGTTTTGCGGCGCGGTCGCTGTGTTCTGATCCTGCGGCGTGAGACTGACACTGTAATTGCCATCAGGCATCAGTGGCGTGTTGAAGGCGACGCCAATGCTGGAATAATTGGCGGGCAAGACGGCCGTGAACGCTTTGATGGCAGTAAAGCCGGTGATCTGCGCCTGCAGGGTGTTGCTCGAAGTGTTGTTCGCGGTCCACAGATCGTTGCTGACGCTGGCCAAATCAGTGAGGTCAAGATTGCTGTTGAGGGTGATCTGGGATTGGAGGGCGTTGCTGCCGGTGGTGATTTGCCCCTGCAGATTGTTGGTGGCCGCGATGAATTGGTTGCCGAGCGTGGTGATCTGGGATTGCAGGCTGTTACTGGTCAGCGTCAGATTGTAATTCCAGATCGCGCTGAGGCCGTTGCTGGTGGCGGTGGTGCTGAACAGGGTGAAGACATTGGTGCCGCCAATGGTGAGCTGGCCGCCTTCAATGTCCAGGGAGCCGTTCACGAGCATGGCATTCGTGCCAGGGTTGTTGGTATTGATGCCGACGCCGCCGGCGGCGTGGACGAGGAATTGATAGTTGGAGGTGGATTCGAATATCCCGGTGGTGCCGTCGGACCAGACGAAGGTATTGTAGTTGTTGGCGATGGCTTCGGTGCCGGCGGCGAGACTGTCATTCTCGTAGCCATAGGCGTTGCCGACGGCGTTGCTGATGCCGCCGAGGATGATGTTATTATTTCCGGCGTGAATATAATTGTCGGTGCCCCCGACGATGGTATCGCCGGTGGCAACGTCGATACCGTCGATGGTATTTGCCTGCCCGTTCAGGATCTCTGACCATTGGGCGTAAACGATGTTGTTCAGGTTGCCGCCGAGAATGCCGTTGCCGATCTGGGCGGTATTAACATTGATGCCGTTGGTGTAGCCGCCGAGGATGAACCCGCCGGCGCCTCCATAAAGGGCGTTATCCTGGCCACCCAAGAGCGTGTTGTTGATGGTGGCTCCGCCGATGCCGAAGGAATTATTGGTGCCGCCGAGGAGGAGGTTGTTGGGATTGCCGTTGCCCTGGCTGCCGAGGATGTTGGTCCAGAGGCCCTGAAAGTAATTGCTGGAGGCCCAAGCGACGTTGCTGGCGCTGAGGAACAAAGAATTTGTGGCGGAGTTGAACGTCGCGTAATAGACGAAGTTGGAATATCCGTTGGTGCCCCCGACGACCTGGCTAAAGGTGATGGTGAAGCCCGGGAGGATGGCGTAATTCGAATCGGCGTAAACGCCGTTGTAAACCAGCGCGGAGGCCGGCGAGGCCATTATGCAGAGCAGCGTCAGACCAGCCGCGATTTTTTTAAAGAGTTTTTTCATAAATTAACTGTGGCCGTTTTGGTTGATGGCGAGGACGTATTCGCCGGCTTCAAGTTGAAGGCTCAGATCGCGCCAAAGTCCGTCCGTGCAAAACAGGGAGAAGATCGCCTGGCCGACGCCGTTGTAGCCGGCCTGGTTGATCGTGGTGATCCAGCCGACGCCGGCGGGACCGGCACCTAGCTGCAGATCGCGGGTCAAACCATCGCCGCAAATAAAACTCAGCTTCGTGCCTGCCTTGAAATATTGCGGGAGTGTTGGCACGCCCTGGGGAATGCCGGAGTCCTGGCCGTTGATGTTGGCGGCGAAGAGGAGAATGTCATCGGCGGCGGCATCGGTGCTGACGCCATAGATCACGATCCAATAGGACGTGTTCGCCGGGGGGACGATATTTTGCGCGGAGGGAACGGCCAGGGTGATATGAGCTGAGGCGGCGGTGCTATTGTTCCAGGTCTCAACGGTGGCGGCGGCGTTGAAATTGGCGGCGACGATGGAGCCTTGATAATAGATGGTGCCGCTGTGGGGATCGGAAGTGTCCTGAAGGGCGAGGACGATTTCGGAATAAATGGACAGGTCCAACAGGTTGGCATCGATGAGTTGCTGGAAATAAAAAAGGATCTCGAACTGCAACGCGCTGCCGCTGGGCATGGCGAGGGCGGTGCCGTTGATTAGGTTGGTGACGCCGCTGCCGCCGAAAGGCTTGCTGGTATCGCAGGCGAACCGGATGCGCTGGGCGTTGAGTTGAATTCCAGCCATAAATTAAAAGGGTTTGTTGGCGGTCCACGCGCCACCGATGATGGTGTAGCCAAAGATGACAAGGGCGCTCTTTTTCGCCACCAGCTCAACCTTGGTGATTCCGCACGGTCCCAACCACGCGGTTTGGTTTCCGGCCATGAAGCTGAGATACGCCAGGCGCGGCACAGAGTTGCGCCAGAGGGCCATATTGATTAAGGCGCTCCCGATATCAGGAAGGCTTTGTCCGGCGGCGAACTGGAAGTTTTCCATGGTCATGAGCCGGTCGTAGAGGTTCGGGATTGTGGCGTTGATCGGTTTGCTGACCTGGATGACGCGTTCTTGCGAGCTCTTGAAGCCATCGGTCCAGATGGACTGGGCGATGGCTCCAAGAACAACCGCTTTGGGCGGTTGGGTCGCAAGATTATAGGCGGTGACATCCACAAGAATTTACGATTGGCGATATACGATTTACGATGCCTTGATGGATTCGGGTGCGGCGTTCGTTGTAGGGCCTGCCACCTTCGGTGCGGCCGGCGCGGCGGTGGGTGACGGTGCCTTCGGTGCGGACGGCGCGGCTGCTGGTGCTGCGGCTGGCGACGGCGATTGTGGGGCAGGCTTGAGGATCGCTTGCAGTTCGAGTTCGAATGGTGCGGCGTCCTGGCCGAGGGTTTTTGCCGCGGCGATTTTTGCCTGAAGATTGTCAATCACGGCTTTGGCGGCGGAGGTTTTCACGAGGTCGGCGTGTCCGTTCAAATTCGTGATGGCGGTTTGCACGGCGCCGGCGGCGTTGGGGAGCTGGCCGGTGTTGAGGGTGCCGACGGCGGTCTTGAAGACGTGTTCGCCGGCGGTGATTGCGGCTTGGATTTTCGCGAGGAGCGTTTGAGCGTCCGCGATGATTTCAGTGATGTTGATGGGCATATTTTATTTTGGTTGATGGTTGGGGTGATTTTCGATTTACGATACGGAGGCGCGTGCAGTAGGTGCACCGCTGGTGAAGGGAACGGTGGTGCGCCAGGTCATATCGCCGATGCGATTGTTTTTGCGTGCCCAGGCGAAGCCATCGTGATCAGCAATAAAAGCCTGGTTCAGAATCACGCCGTTGCTGCCGAAGGTGATCGATAGATTGCCTCCGTTGACGGATTCGAGAATGCCGAGCGCCTGCGCCGGAGCCATAGCCGCCGCCGCATCCACTTCCAGGACGCCGATAGGGTTGCCTTTACAACTGCCTTCGAAGCCGTTGATGATGGCATCCACTTCGCCGAAGCCATCCACATCGCACGGCTCATAGTCCAAGTCCCACTTCCAATCAATCGCAGCGCCGTTCTTGAAATTGAACGCGGCAAAGGAGGTGCCGGAATTGGTGAGTGTCCCTGCCCAGGCTGCAGATAAAACAGGCGCTCGGAAATTAGTTTTCGAGAACGCCGGGGCTGCATAAGAGTTCCCGATGGAATAGGTATAATAAGCACCCGCCTGATCAGGCGTGAACCCTGATTTAAGCAAGCCGGTGAATTCAATGTCGGCGGAAAATAATTCCTTTTCGACCGCAAGCATCAGGTTCGACACCTTTGTGATCTGTGTGTTGACCACTGTCAATTTGCTGCCGTCCTGCCCATTGGCGACCAAGGGCAGATTGGCGGTGCCGAAAAGTTTACCGCCGATGATAGGAGTGAAAGCTGCGCTCGGAAAAATGAGCGGGAGATTTTCCCAGCCACTCCAGAGCTTGCCGGTAACAGCTATGCGGCGTTTGGTCTGGACGGAATCGAATCGACCAAATTCCTCCGATTCGATTTCGCGGAAGTTTTTTATGAACTTGGCTTTGAAACCGCCGGCAGCGAACCGGAAGTTCCCGGAGTTGAAGGTCAGGTAGCCTGGACTAATGATGACGGATGCTGAATTCATATTTTATTGAGGGATGGTTGAGTTTTTTTGTTCATGGGACGTTTGTGGCCCAGACGTCTGAGCCATCGGCGGTGGCGGAATAGGCGGCGGCCAGAATGGTCTGGCCACTGACGACGGCGAATGGCGCGTTGTAGAGGGTGCTGGTATTGGCCGTGATGCCTTCGGGTGCGACCCATGGTCCTGGGAAACTGCCGTCGCGCGTAAAATAAATGGCCGCGCCTTCAGTGACGGTCGTCAGCGTGGCCATGCCGTCGGCAATGACACAAGTTGGTGCGCTGCATTTAGGCGGCTGGTCGTCGGCACGACGCACGGCAAGGACCAGCAAATAACCATAGGCGCCTTTTTTATCTTCGATGGGATCGAAGCCGGCGACGGTCCAATTGCCGCTGCCGAGGTATTGATTCAAAAACTGGCTGAGATAGCGCCAGACCCAATAGACGATCTCTTCGGCCGTAATGTTGGCACCGTTGCTGACGACCAGGCTGATTTCGTCTTTGACCAAAATTGAGATCGGGAGCTTGGCGTAGAACTGCGCGCCGGGAATATCATCGTCAACGGGATCGGCGCTGGGTAGGCCGATGAGGATGCCGGCGCCGGTCTTGCCGTTGCGCAGGCCGAGATGGGGCGCGGTGCGGTTGGCAATGTCCAGGAGGACCTGATTGCGTTGGCAGACGATGACGATGTTCTGCAGGGCAGATTCGCACAGCAGCTTTGCTTGTGTGTGATTCTGGAGATCGCGGAGAAAGGTGGCGTCGTTCATTTTAAATTCAGGATTGTGGCGCTGAACGCCTGGTTGTAGTCGCCGAGCCGGTCGGTGATGCTGCGACGGAAAAGGCCGCGCGCCGGCGTTGACCAGGCTTTCGTGGTGGGATGTTTTTTGGCGTAGCTTTTGTTTTGGCTCTTGGTCGCGCGACTGGGGTGATCGGCACCCTCTTCATGAATGATCGCGTAAAAAACATTTGAGCCGATGGAGGATTCCAGGGCGGCGTCACTGAAAATGGTTTTGGTGGCACGGGCGGAGCTGCGCAGGCGGTTGCTCTGGACGCGCAGGCCATCGGGAACGGACGGCCCGCCTTTGGGATAACTCAGGTAATCGCGCTGTAGGTGGGCGATGGTGAGTTGATTCTGATAGTCCATCGCGCGGGCGAGCGCGGGCAAGACGACTGCGGGATTGGAAATTTTCCGCACATAGTCAAGGGCGTCTCCGGAGATCGTGATGTTGATCGGATCGCTCATGTGAGTTGGTAGCGGACGAATTGTTCGAGCATGCTTTTGACGGCGGGCAGGAGTTCGAGGTCGCCGAAGACTTGTTGGGCGATGGCGCGCGGGCCGTTGCTGCCCTCGGCGGCGATCTTTTCGTTTAACGGGTCGAAAATCTGCCACGTCCATTTGCATTGCAATACCCAGGCGAGGAGAAGGTCGGCGGGTAGCGCAAATGAAGTGGGCGGAACGGGCGTTGGATAGCCGGGAGTTGGGTTGCCGCCGGTGGTGGGTTCAAGTTGTTCCCAGAAAAATCCGCCGGTATAGGTGAACCGGACTTGTTGCCAGGGCTCGCCGATGTCCACGGTGCCGCAATCTACGATGCCGTTTTGGTAATCAATGATGCGGATGAAGGGACGCGGTTGATTTGTCTGTGCGACGAAGCCACAGGCTTCATCGCGCTTGACTTCACTCAGGGTGATGGTCTCGACGGGATACATGCGGAGTAGGAATTCGCAGCGGTCGGCGGGCAGGACTTCCTGATAGCCAGGTCTGCGATTAAAGCCCCGGTTGCAATAGCGTTCGAATTGGCCGGCGATGCCGAGGCCGAGGGTGGTAATCTGGGCATCGTAATCGGTGGCGCCTCGCAAGGCAGCGGCGAGCAACTGCGATTTGAGAAACGTCAAATTGGAGAAGCCTACGTTCATTCGGATTTGCGATTTGCGATATTCGATTTACGCGCGCCCGGTAAAATATCTTCGGTTCGGGCGGGGCGGCGTTCGCGAGGAGCCTGGCGGATCATGCGATCTGCGGGCGGCGTTGCGATCTGCCGGTTTTCCGGTTGCTGATTTTTATTTTCTTGTGACATATTTAAATGGGGTGCGGGGAACTTATGCGGATTCCCCGCACCCGCGGGATGAGCCAGGTGGGGACCAGTCCCCTGGCTCAAAGTTTTTTCTAGGGTTGACTCGCGCTGTCGTAGTGCGCGGAGGCCGAATAGATGTTGTTGGTGGCCAGTGCGGGGGTGAGCTGCACTTGCACGGGTCGGCCGTAATTTCCGGAGTAAATATCATCGCCGGAAATGTTGAGGATGGTGTTGGTGGTGCCGCCTGGGAATGAGGTGACGGAACCCATGAGGTAGATTTCATCGCCAATCAACGGCAGCACGCCGAAGCCGCCGGAACTCACGGCCACCCAACTGACATTGGTGGACGGGAAGCCGACGGGTCCCTGGCCATAAGCGCCGAGGGTGGTGGTGGAGTTGGTGAGGACGTAGCCGGCGGAATTGGTCCAGTTGTTGGTGCCACTGTTGCCGTAGGACGTGATGGCGCTGGAATAATCCAGGCCGGCGTGTTGGAGCATGGCGATGGAGCCGATGAGCAGACCGTTGGTGGCGTCAATGACATTGGTAACTGCCGAGGTCGCTGTATTGGTGGCGGCCAATGAATAGGCCGTGGTGCCGGAGCTGAAGGCGATCACGGCGGTGTTGGTATCCACCCGATAAAACAAACTCACGAGGCGGACCTGTGCGTTTGGATCAGCCGGGAAGATCACCGTGGCTGGCGCGGCGGCATTACCGGCGGCGCTGTAGGTATGATAGTTCGGGATGCCGGCATTAGCCAGTTGTTGCAGTGACATTACGGCCGCCGCAAGAAGGGTCAGCAATGCCAGGTGCCAGGTGCCACCGGCGAGTTTGATTTTGGGGCGATAGACGGCGGTGACTTTTTGATTGGTGACAACCTCGTCGCCATCCTTGTTGATTTTCTTGATGGGAACTTCAACGGTGATCAACCGGCCATCGTGTTCCTCGCTGACGGCAGTGACTTTTGCCTTGCTGATGAGGAGTGAGTGGGGCGCGACGTAGTTGACGGGTTCGCCAACTTTAGGGGCCTCAAATTTAATTTCGGGCTTTTTAGCCTCTTTATTTGTTTCGACGGTTTCCATATATATTATCTGGTTTGATTTTTATTTGGTTATGGGAGGGCATCGCGGTCGCGACGCCCTCCCGGGTGTTTTTCAGGCGGGCGGCAGTTGGAGGGTGGCCATGGCGTCCACGGCCATGGCTTCGACGTCGATGCGTTCCAGGCCGCGCATGGCGAGTTCATCGGTGGCGAAGAATACTTCGCGGCTGACTTCGACGCGGGGCTGGCCGCGTTCGCCGAGATACCAGTAGCTAAGATCGCCGAAGAAGGCGACCAAGGCGTTGGGCTGGGCGTTGCCGGTGTTGGCGGCACTGATGCCGATCCAGTGGATGGGCCAGCCGTCGAGGGTGGCGGGTTGGCCATTGCGCGCCGGGATATAAATCTGCGGCGAGCCGATGGTGTTGAACGTCACGAGGAGAGATTCCAGGGACGGGTGCATGTAGTAGGCGGCGTTGGTGGTGCCAGTCTGGGCCATGTTGGCGAGGACGGCTGGGTTCACGAGGCCGCGGAGAGCGCGGAAATGATTGACGTTCAAATCCGTCACCACCGTGTTGCCGGCAGCCGGCTTGATCAGGTAGGCGGGATTGTTGACGCAATAAGTGCCGACGCCTGTGATATTGGCATAGGTGCCGGTGCCGTCGGCCAGGAACATGGTTTTATCCTCGATGAGCGCGAATTGGCGGGCGATATACCGGGCGAGGAACTGGCCGAGCTGGATGAATGTATCCTCCTCGATTTCCGTGGGGATGCGGATGAGTCCGCCGACTTTGTTGGCGGTGAAGGTGACCAGTGTGGCTTGGACTTCTTTCTGGCCGATCTGCTGGCTCATGCCGGCGGTGCCGGCGCCGAGGAAGGCGAAGGAATCCTCACCAGCCTGCAGACGGGGAAGTTTGACAGTGCCGGCGCCGAGCGGGTAAACGGTCGCGAATTGGCGGGCCTGGCCGTAGGCGAAGACGAGTTCAACGACCTGCGGCATATAGAGAGTGGGCAACGGGATGTCGCCAGAGCTAAGGGCGCCACCGGCTTTTTCGACGATGCCGGCGAAGCCGCGGGCTTCGGTCAGGAATTTCTGGCGACTGGCTTCGTTGCTGATCAGCTTCTCCAACATGTTGCCGGTGACGCTGGCTTGAAGGATGATGTCGGCGGCGACGGCCTTGGCGGCGGTATCGGTGAGGAAGGGAATGCCGCCGACCCAGCGGATGCGGCCTTCGGAGCCAGCCATGGCGTGTTTCTTCTGGAGTTTTTTAAACTCCTTTTCCAAGCCATCAACACGGCCTTGCTCTGCCTTGAGCAGTTCGGGCAGTTTTTTGATGGCGGCAAAACCACCGTCGACTCCGCTGAGGTCTTTCAGTCCGGGAACGAACGCGCCGAGTTCCTTGCAGATATCGCCGAACTCTTTGATTTGTTCCGGCGTGAGCGCGGTAGTGTAGCAGTGGCCGCGGCGGGGACGGTACATGGCGAACTGGCTGAGTTGCCAGCAGGCGAAGATGCCCCCACAGATGAAGGCGGGGACGCCGAGCAGGAACAGTGAGAAGCAGAGGACCGCAACGCTGAACAGAGCCAGCAGGTGACGATACGGTTTAAGAAACGATTTCATATTTTTATTTGGATATTGTTGTTGGTTTGGTTTTTTGCCGCTCAGTTGCCTCGGAGCATGCGTGCGAGGTTTAACAGGTGCGCGCCATCTACTCCCTGGCCGGGCGCGCCGCCAGTGGCCGGGGGAGTTGCTTCACTGCAAAATTGTTTGAGCCAATCGGCGAGGTCGCGGCGTTCGCTCACATTGAGCACGCTCTTGATCTGGTTTCCGATGGTGGCGCCGGGATTGGCCGGGACGACGACGAGGGAAATTTCCAAGAGCTCACACTTGGTATAGGTGCGGTCGGGCTGATCATTGGCCGCTCCGTTGGTCCATTCGAGAGGAATGAAGCCGACGCTTTGGGATTTAAGGAAACCACCCTTGGCCATTTTATAGGCCATGTTGCCCATGGGGTTATCGGTGCAAAAGCGGACGCGGTTCACGAGCTGGTTGTTGACGACGTCCACGCTATCGGCGCGGCCCAGGATTTTTCCGATGCTGGAATAATCGTGGCAATCGGGGATGACGGGGTTGGCGCGGAAGTTATCGAGCTGCCAGCCAGATTGATTGATTTTTTCGTTGTAGCGATCCACGGTGTCATCGCTGCCGACGAAGTCCATGACCGGATCATCGTCGCCGGCTACGGTCTTGAATTGGCCGGTGAGGCCGGCGCGGAGGCCGGGGGCGCCGGTGTTGAGGGTGCAAATGCGCGCACCAAATTCCTTAAGGAGTTGATCGAGGGTTTTCATGGTGGTTTTATCTAATTGTGGTTCGACTACGCTCACCACTGGTTTGATTTTGGTTACCAGAGGGTAAATTTGCCCATTGCAGCGCGCTGGATAGGCGTTGCAGAGGCGATGTGGGCCGGGTTCCATGGACGGTGGCCAAAAAACAGAGGGGCCTTAAATCGAAGCGTGGTGAATTCATGGCTTGGCTTCCTTCTGCCAGGTCATCAGGCCGAGGCCGGGAATCTGGTAGGTGACGGATTTTTCGTCTTCGCTTTTCTTTTCGGCGGCGAGTTGGACGCATTGGCAATTAATTATGTTCTCCGGACTGGCGCCCAGGGAATCGTCGCCGGGAAACATCAGCTCCTCTTCCATCACCACGAAAGGTTCGGTCAGGGGAATGGGATCATCGAGATATGCTTCCTCGGCCTCGGCATGGGCCGCACGGACGTGGGGACCGTGGCTCGATAACCATGACTTGTATTCAATGCCGGCATCGGTCATGGCCTGATGCCGGGCGTTGTTGTATCCAATATTAACCTCGGTGCTGGCTACGCGCTTGGCCTCGCTCTTGGTCATGTTGGTGAAAACAGACCGGACGCGGTCGGCGAGCTGGCTGTTACTTTCACCGGCAGTCACACCTTCTTCCAAAGTCGTGTTGACCTGGTTGCGCACGGTTTGGCCGCATCCCATGATGGTCTGTTTGCGTCCGGCAATGAATTCGATCAAGCTCTTGGGCGGATATTTCCAGGCATCATCCGGCGCGCCGATCTCGTTGAGCAGCTCTGTGCCGGCGTTTTGAAGCAGGGATTGCCAGGGAGCTTGCAGTTCGTCGCCCAATGATTGGCCGAAACTATTGGCATTGAAGATGAGGTCAACGAGGGATTTGATCTCGCCCATCCGTCCGGCTGATTTCTCCAGGTGGATTTCGTTGAGTTTAGCCAGGGCTTTGCCGCGGTATTGGTTCAAGACTTTGGCGGTCTTGCTCTGAAATAAATTGATGGAGGACCGCCGGGCGGCCATGTGTTTTTCCCAAAGGACCTTGACGTTTGGCTTGCGCACAATGGGAGATGGCGATGTTGCGGCAGATACCTCGTTGAGCAGCTTAGTCATGCGGATGAAGGGATTGCTCTTGGCCTCATCATCATCGTGATCGGTATCATCCGGCCCCTCGACCTTGCTCGGGGGAGCATTATTCGGATCGTCTTCGGACGGGAGAGGTTCGGTGGGCGCGCTGGCGTCTTGCAGGTTAAAGGGCAACCAACCCTTCTTATACCATGGACGTTCCGGCAAACCGAGATCGAGCACGACATTGATATCATCCATTGGAACGCCCATGCCAAAGAGTTGCTGGGCGCTGGCCAGGCGCGCGCGGCGCTGGGCCTGCATGATCGGCATGCTGTCGATGTCAAACCAGCCGACTAGACCATCACCAAAGGTATCGATGATCGGTTGCACCGCCGTTTCGCAGCGATGACAGACAGCGGACACAGTAGATTCAACGAAGCTGCCTTTGATGGCGTCCAGGCTGCCCCCGGCCCCGCCGTCGTTGACATCCGACGTGAAGCCGGCCAGGGGTTCCGGCACTTTGAAGATGGCGAAGATTTCCTGCCGCAAAAACTTGCGCGTCTCCAAAAATTGCATGTCCATCATGGACAGACTGGGTTTTTCGACCTTGGCACCACCCCAAAGGAACATGGGCCGATCCGCCGTGCCGGCCTTGCGCTTGCGCTCACGCAATGCCTGGAGGATGGATGCCTGCTGTTCTTTAGTAGCCTGTTGATCCGTGGTGACAATGACGCCCGTGTCGGCGTTATTTACCCAGAGACCTTTCTGAAACTGTTCCCCCGCAAAATCGGTCTGGGCCGGGACCAGCGCCACGATGAGCGGCGATAGCCCGCGCCAGTATAGATACGGATTCGGCGTGCGCGAATAGCACACTTCCGTTGGCAAAAGGATTTCGCTGGGCACGGGCGAGATCAGCGGACTGCCGGTATAACGCCAACCTTCCAACTCGTAGCCAACGACGATATGCCAGAACATGTCCGGACAGAGTGCGACCATGTTGGCAATGCGCGGAGCACGGTCGGCGAGATCAACCGTGTTGCCCAGGCGATCTTGTGGCAGAATGAAAAATTCGCCCCTCAACGCGTTCCAGGTGACGACCGTCTCCCAGAACAATTGTTTGTTCATGGAGACGTGCGGCCGTTCAAATAAATCCACCACCGGGCCATCAGCGATGATGGATTCGTTTAATGCGCCACGCACGAAAGCTTTTTGTCTTGGATCGGCAGAGGCCAGGAATGACCGCACTCGCTTGGCTTTTCCTCCGCCGACTCGGCTGATGCGAAAGGGAATTTGCGCCACGCTCGAAGCCAGGATGGAGACGGCAGTGAAAATCCAGGCGGACTCAGCGTAAGGGTTATAGAGCTTGGCACCGCGTTGATCCTGATCCAGATCAGTGCCGGATAGGAACGCCGCAATATCGGGCGAGCTCGCGCCCTTGCGGACCTGGTCAGGATATACCCGTTGCAAAAAGGGATCGGAAGCCTTGATGTGCTCAAGCACGGCGCCGGTGAGTTGGTTGGTTGGTTTCATCCTACAGCAGCTCCCATATAGGTTGCGCCGGCATCTGCCTTGGTGGAGAGGCCGCCGCTCCAGGCGATGTCGCAATGGCTGGCGGGGTTAAGGAGGTTGCGACCTTCAGTGAAGCGCCACTTGTTGGCGGCAAAGATTTTGCGCAGGGCGAAATAATCCTGGGCAATGTCAGGTTCCGATTTTGGAAAAACTTTTTCGGTGGTGGCCAGTTGATTCATGAGCGCGAAGCCCATGGCGTGTTTCTCGCTGGCGAAATTGACCTTGGTGAAAATGCCCGGGAATTTCATTTCTGTCTCCCAGCAAATCTGCCGGCCGAGACCGGTTTCATCGCCAGCGGATTTCAAAGCGGACAAGTGGCGGTGAAAGGTCCAGAGAACGGTCTGGAGGAAATTCCAATCATTGGTGCGGCAGGTGAAGAGGCTGGCCAGTTTGAAGCGTCCGCCTTGCTTATGATCAATGTAGATGGAGGCCAGGTCCCCCTGCCCGCTAGCGGCGACGTCGAAGCCGAGGCGGTTTTGCGCGGGGGTGCGGATCAGTTCGTTGAAGGTGGTGGTGATGAAATTGGCGATACGAGCTTCGCGGGACAGCCGTTGCATTTCATTGTAGTCGCCAAAGGTTTCAGTGATCTGATGCGCTTCGAGATGGAGCCGGGTGATCTGGTAATCCTGCTGGCAGAGTTCAATCTGCGACCAGGGCACGATGGCCGAGGTGCTGCCGCTGGGATTGCAGTTATATGCCTGCTCGTAAATTTCCGGCAGGCGGGCGCGGTTCTTGCAATCCTGGATAAATCCCTCGCGCGTGAAATGGGTGCCTTGAACGGAATTGATTTTTTCCACCAGGCCGAGGTCCACCGCATCCTGCATGGTGACACGATAGTAACTCCAGCCGCCCTTGCCGGCTTGCGCCTCCTTGGCGAACTGATAGAACAACGTATCGGTGCCGTCATGCGCGGACCAGATGCCGATGTCAAAACCCCAGGTGATGCGGCCTTGGGCGGTCTCCCATAATTTTTCGGCGTTCTGATGCTTGGCAAATTCATCCAGGCCGACGTCGCCGCCGAAGACGGCCATCGCGTAGGGATTAGAGCTGAAGGCCATGATGCGCGACCCGTTGTCGAACTTCATGTAGTTGAATTTTATTTCGGTGGTGAACTTCTGACCGCGCTCATCGATGCCTTCAATCTTTTGCGAGTCTTCCCCGCGTGAAACGATGGACTTGGCAAAATTGAAAATGTCCGCGAACTCGGAACACGTCTTCATGTATTCCACGGCGCTGGCCTGGTCCTTGGTGGCGAAGAGATAGTCGCGGTTTTTATTCAGCAGCCGTTTGCGCACGTTCTTGAACGCGTCGGCATAGGTCCAGCCGATGCGGACTGATTTCTCGGCGAAGCGCATCCGCGACTCGTCATTGATCCACCTCATTTGATATGGGAGGAAATAACGCGAAACTTTCGCGTCGCTGCTCTCGACGTTCAATGCTGGTAAAATTGCGGCCATGATAATTGCCCAGATCATTTCAAACCTAAAATTTCGTCCACCTTGTCCACGATGGCCTTGCGGTCGTCGTCGCTGAGGTCGGCTTTCGGGTCCTTCAGTTTTTGGATTTCCTTTTGTGCGGAGGCGACGGCGTCCTGGTATTTCCGAAGATCCAAAGCGCCCTTGCTCAATTTCGCCAGGCTGTTGACGATGGCCGCGTAATTTTCCGGCGATTCATCCAGCAAATCTTTCAGGCGCGTGATATCGAAATCGGTGATGGCTTCGTAAAGCTGCGAGGCGGCGAGGTGCAATGTGGCTTCGTGCAACTGGCTGCCTTGATTATTTTTCACGATCTCCATCGCGAACTCGCGCTTGGCGCGCATGTCGTCGAGGCGCTCTTGTTGCTGTTCCCATTCGACGTAGCCGCCGGCGCGCCAGTTGCGAACGTTGTCATCGTTCACGCCGAAGACGTCCTTGCTCTCGAGGAACTTGATCACCTGCTGCGCGGTCGCGCCGTCGCGCAACATGACATTGACCTGCGTGCGCACTTCAAATGGTGCGCGGGCGATTTTTCCTTTGCGGGCGTTAGGCATGATCAGGCGAAGTTTTGCTCGTAGTGGCGGATGCCATCGCTGGTGATCACAAAATATTTTTCGGTGATGCCTGGCACAGGAACATCGCGCAAAAGTTTTTCATCGACCAGAAACGGAAGTTCACGGGCGATCTCGATTTCGCTGAAATCGTCCTGATTCTTTTTACAGGTGCGATGGATCTTGGCGGCGCTCAATGGCAGCGGCCGCACAGCGTAGGCCTGGAACAGGATTTCCTTGCGGATGGAATCGGCGCGGGTCATGAGGATTTATTTTTGCTTTCACTTTTGAGGACGGCGACATCGATGGCTATCTGGTGAATGTCGTCCGACACTTTTTGCCATTTGCGGGCGAGTTCCATTTGAATCTCCTCGATGTGGGTTTCTGATTTTTCCACGCGGTCAATCAGTGGTTCCAACTTGGAGCGCACTTCCTTCAGCACGGAGTTTTTTTCGCGGGCGAGCTCGGCGGCGGCGCGCTTGCTGGCGGCTTTGATCTCGGCTTCCACATGTTTAACGATGGACTTGAGTTCCTCGTCAAAGGGCGGCCGTCGGCCAAAGAGTTTCTTGCCGGCGTTGATGACGCCAAATACGAGCCAAAGGACGGCGAGGAAGCCGATGGCGCCAAACAGCCAGGGCGGAAAAAACTTCCAGGGAATATCCAGAGTAGCTTGAGCGAGCAGCATAATTTTTATGGCAGTCAATGAGTTTGAAGGAATCGAAGGTTGGGATCGTTTGACAGTTGGGTAATGGAATCAATTCCACCATCTGGGTAGAACCGATAAACCCATCCCTCGTGAATGCGAACTGTTTGACCATCGGCAGATTTTCTCACAATGTCCTTTGATAGGTCGGAATCTCCCAGCATCAATACGGTAGCGTTTTCAGGTGCTGGAACTTGATTGAATGGAACGCAGGTCCATCCCCAGTCCGGAAGCCAGCCTCCAACGCCATTAGAAATCAATCCACCATTAGGTCTCAAATGATCAAGTAGTTCGACCACTGGTCGGTGACAGTTAGGGCAAAGCAGTTGTTCTGGTTTTGGTTTCGTTGCGCATCCGACAAAGCAGCCACAGCAGACGATTAAAAATAGGAGCGCAATAACTTTTGCCGGTGGGTTCCAAATGAGTTTTCGAATCATCCAGCCGATGCCGCCGCGGCTCTCGATATAATCCGCCACCTTCGCGAGATCAGAACGCAGCCACAACGCCCCAGTCATCAGCGCCGGCCAGTTGAATTGCGTCTGGATGGCCGTGACGGTCTGAGCGACTTGGGCCACTTGATTGGTGTCAACGATTGTCATGCGAGTTTTTCCTTGTAGGCGTTGAGCAAATGGTTGGGGATGAACGCCAGCTTGTGCTGACGCCAAGCGGCGACCGCGCCGAGAACGTCGTCAAAGATTTGCAGGCCGATCCAGGGATTGAAAACTGCCCGTGGGCAATGCGGGCAATTAGGCCAACCAGCACATGGCGTGGGCAGGAAAACTTCGATGCCGGTATCGCGATAGCCGGACAGCAGTGGCGGCAATAACGGAATAGGATCATCAGCATTGGTGACCGCGAAGGTCACATCGCCCAGGTGCGCGTTGTAGGTGCGTGCAAATGATTTGTTGCCGACGCGGGGCTGACCGAAAGTATAAACGCCGCCGACGCGAATTTTTCGCACGGACAATTCCAGCGCGCAGAGGATCGCCAATGCGCCGCCCAGTGAATGGCCGGTGATAAAGATTTTTCCAGATGGATTGCGCGCCAGATATTTTTCGATCTGCGAGACAATCTTCGCGGAAATGGTCGCGAAGTCTTGCAGAAATCCGGCATGGACTTTGACACGTCCGTTGGTCCCCAGTCGCCACCAGAGCCGGCGCAGATCGAACTTGGCGTCCTGGATGAAGTCTTCGGGTGTGGATGAGCCTTTGAAGGCGATGATTAAACATTGTTCGTCCACGCGCTCGGCGATGAGGGCCGTGGCGTCAGTGTTTTTGTCACTGATTAAAAATTGACCAACAAATGGTTCGTAAGCCTTCGCCGAATATTCCAGAAGCAAGCGAGCCATGGTCCAAGAAAAACTCCCCGCCGAGGCTGCGCCCTGTAGGCGCTGGCCTTCCGCCTGCGCAGGAACAGGCACATTGGCGGCGGGAAGTTTGTTGGGCATGGGTGCGGGGGTAAGGAGTTTAAAGTTCAGGGTTCAGGGTTCTCAAAAGGCGACGCCGACGTAGGCGTGGAAAACTTTGTCCAGATCAGCCGCGCCGGCGGTGATGCCGGTGATTTGGAGTTCGACGTTCGCGCCGACGTAAGTGAACAGATTGTTGTTGCCGAGGAAGCCGGCGCCGGTGCCGGCCGTCAGGTTGTAATTGATCTCGGCGACGACATCGCCGTAGATGGCCTGGTTGGAATCAATGTAACCGCCGACGCCGGCCTTGCCGATGAACTCGAAGTTGCTGAATCTTTTAATCAGCTCACCGTCAAGCTCGGCGCTGTGCAGGCCGGCGCCGCTCCCACTCAGTGTGGCCTCGGCACCGAGGCCGAGATCAACCGCGCTGCCGTGATAGAGATCGGCGTTGAACTGGAGATACGTGAGCGCGCCGCCATTGGCGGCATATTCAAGGCCGCTGGCGACTTCGTAATTGACGTTGGTAAAGTCTAGGCCGTTGGTATTGAAGGCTGCCACAGATGCGCCTACCGGAATCTGTTCGGCGACGATTGGCGGCAATGGCGGCAGTTGATCGGGGACGTTGGTGGTCTGCGCGAAGCCGCACAGTGGCAGTGACGCAGTCGCCGCGAGGATGGATAATAGTTTCAGTTTCATGGGATGATTTGGGTTGAGGTGGAATAAACAGGGACGTATCCACAAAGCCGTGAGCTTAATTCACGGCGGTGGTTTGTTGGAGTGGTCCCAAACATTACGATGAAGACACTACCTATCGGACTTAGACAATTTCGGGGGTATCATCAAAATTAGTGAAAATAGTTTTCGGCGCGGCCAGTGAATTGAGACAAAGAAAAAACCCGCTGTTTAAGCGGGTTTGAGCGAGGTGCAAATGCACCATGTGGTAATTTTGAATCTAAATTAGAGAAGATTTATCTAATTTTGATGCCAAACTTCCCACATGCGACGATTGGGTCAGGCCGGGCGTTTGAAGATCAGAATGATTTTTCCAGTGCGGATATTGGTGAATTTTATAGTCGAAAACGTTTTGGTTTCGGCGTCATATTCATCTCCATCTGCCTCTGCATTGGGAACGGCTTCAATTTGGGGAACGGCAGAGACGAGTTCCCATCCGTCTTTGCCGAGGGCTTGAATATTGACGCTGTATTTTCCGGTTGCATCCCCCAAATCCAAATAAAAATCGCCATAATCAGCATCAGCAGTGCGGACCTGTTTCAGTCCCAGATCGCTATTTGTCTGCATCACTGTATAAGCATCTTCCTTCATGGAATGCTCAATGTTTTCGACGGTGACCACTTTATATTCCCAATGCTGAGGAGTGAAGGTCTGCGGCGGCTTGCTGCACCCGGTGAGAAATATGACGGCGATGATGATTGATACGAGTTGCTTATTCATAATTCAAAGGACTTGTTCACATTTTAATTTTAGGCACACTTCCCGCTGTCGCTTTTGCGACGGACTTGTTGGGCCAGAAAACGGCGAATTTTCAATCACCAACCAAGTGCCGGACGCGCCTTTTGGCGCGGCTCGGTGCATTTGGTGAAAGGCGCTTCGCCGTGCCTCTGGCCTGGTGTGTCGAGTCCGCGCCATTATGTTCCCGGATAAGCACGATGCAGAGAGAATCATGGCTGGCATGACCGCAGCGGAGCGCCGCCAGTTTTTAGACAAGCTGATCATTTGTTTGACAGACTTCATTGAGGTTTCTCACCAGGCCGATTTAAATGATCAGAAAAATCCTGTCCCGCCTTTTCAATTTTGGAAGAATTAATAATTGCTGATGCGCTCTTTTTTAAAAGACGAGAGGAGGGACTATTTACTTGTGGTTGCTGCCGCACTTCTGGCGCCGGGGCTTTGAGTTCACGGTTTTCGAGTTCTCCCAGGACTTCAGCAATGTTGCCGAGTAAATGTTTTCGTTCGCTGGGTGAGCATCTTTGAAGTTGGTGGGCAAGATCGGCAAGTGATTTTTCGAGAGTATTGACAGACATCCAACCGAAACGCGCACCGCCGCTCTCCATTGGCTTTCTGACTGGTAATTCATGAAGGGCATCTTCGGATGATTCACCGAGGAGCCACTGGACCGGAACATCTAAAGCGCCGGTCAATTTTGATAAATTAATTCCTTGAGGGATATTATCTTGCCCGGATTCCCAAGCGACGACAGATCGGGGTGAAACCTTGGCACGCTCGGCGACATCCTCTTGCGTCATCCCCAGGCGAAGCCTTCGGGACTTCAGCCTTTCGGCAAAAATCTGCAACTTCTTGCGCTTTTCATCTTGACTGGCTGCCGGAACTTGCATAATCTTTCTGCAACAATACGGAATGAAATCACAACCGTCAATGGAATACTTGAATCTGCGCGTTGCCGTGCAGCAGCGTGGGTCCTCTATTCGTCGGTGGGCTGATTCGGAAAAACTGCCGGTTGGCTTGGTTTACAATGCGGCGCGGGGCGAGCGACGCAGCAAGCGCGCGCGACAAATCTTAAGAAAATTAAGGGCTTTTGCCTATGCGAAGTGAACATCAAAAAGCGGTGATGGATTTTTGTTTGGAGAATGCGGAGCAGGCTCCCGTCAGCCGCCGGGTTTTATTGTATCGCGGACTAGCAGAAATATGCGGAGACTTGCGTGAGCAGAAAAATTTAAAGCAGATGGCTGCCGATCTGGAAACTGCTGACCGCCGATGCCGTGAGTTCCGCTTCAACTTTCTTAGCAACAACCAATGACAAACCCCACCCACAAAAAAATATGAGCCTGGAAATTTACCTTTTCGACATTGGCCGCGCCCGAGATCGGGCGACGGTCGAAAAACTGGTCACTGATGCCCGTTGCGATGACTCGCTGCATACGGATGAGAAAGAAACGATCAGCGAGATTGGCGCTGCCCACATTCGTAAATTCCTTTCCTGATTACCGATAATGAGCAAGCCCCACTGGAAAAAACCTACCGCGCCTGTTGCTGAAAGAGCCGTCGACCTTCCTAAAACGACTGCCGAAAAATGGCTGATTGAGGCCATTGCGTTTCACGAGAAGTTCCGGCGCACCTTTGAACTTGCAAAGGAATGCGCGCTTAAGGCTGGAATCTTTTTTAATCATGCTCAAACCGCCTGCGCGCACGGTGAATGGCTCCCTTTGATTGAAAAATTTGAGGGTGTGATCTCGCGGACCACGATCTATCGCTACATGAGTTTTGCCAATGAGGTTTTTGAATGGGTGAAGGCTGAGCACCCTAAGCTTGCTGGCGACGACAAAATGATAGCTGCGGCGCAGAAGCTGGTCCTACGTTCGCCGAAGGGTTACATCGCGCTGTGCCGGCAGTTGGAGCTGATGCGCAAATTCGGCGAATACGACGAGGTCAAGTATCGCATGAAGAAGCTCGGCACGAAGCAGATGGAATTCGAGTTCGCCGATCTGGCGATGTCAATTGACCACCTCACGCACCTGGGCGATGCGCATTACAACTTCAAATTTCCGGAGGGACAGGACCAGGCCGAGTTCATTGAACAGGTCGAGACCAAACTGGAAACCGCACTCAAGCGCGTTCGCGCCATGAAACACAAATCCACAGTGACCAACGTATGAGCGTTCCCAATTACCTATTTGAAATCGGCGAAGCGAATATCAACACCATCTTGCGCGTGGCGTTGAATGTGTCGCTCGACACCAGCCCGACCACTCAGGAGCGCCTGAAACTGACTGACGCGTTGCGGGCGCGCTACCACCAACTCCAGGGATCATGAGCAACCGCCGCCAACGCCAACTTTCGCAATGCGCCCTGATCCTGGCGCGGCTGAAGACCGCGCGCGGCGGGTGGGTGACGATGCCGGAATTGTCGCGCTGCAGCCGGTCGCTGAATGTGCATACGCGCATTGATGAGCTGCGGTCGCAATGGGGCGTCACAATCGAAAACCACACAGATGTGAGCGTGCGTCCGCATGTCTCCAAATACCGGCTCACGAAAGGAAAAGTATGAAGGACCAATTGACCAATGAGCAGCTTGATCAGGAGATTGCCTCGCTGCTGGAACGTCGGAAAAAGTTATTTACCCTTTCCTTATTGCGGCGGGAAGTGAACGCGCTTGAACAAGGCAAACGTCCGGTGACGCAAATCCTCGCGGCGATGAATGTCATCATCGAGGCGGTGGCGCAAGATTTTGGGATTGACCGCGAATTGATGATGTCCCGCGACCGGCATGCTTACGTTGCGTATCCGCGAATGACGGTTTTTTATATTGCTCTTCGCCTTACTTCGATCAGGCCCTGTCATCTAGCCCGTGAATATAAATTTGACCACAGCGCGATTTCTTACGCATCGCGCGCCATCGGCGACAAGATTGATACCGACATGGAATTCAGGTTGCGCGTCGAAAATCTCGTTCTGGCCTGTTCTGAACAATTGGAAACCATCAATCAATAACCACCATGAATACTGTCGCCCCACAGTCTTTCGAAACCGTCGTCCGCGAATCCTCCGATTGCCCGTCCGGATCGGACCAATACTTCTGCGCGCGCGATATTGCCCGCGCGCTGGGATTGTCTGGCGGTGGCGGGAAGAAAAAAATCCATCGCACAGCCGTCATTGAACAATGGCCGAGCAAATTTATCGGCAACAAACTCGTTTTCATTCCGCCGGCGTCCATTGCGGAATTGATCGTCGAGCCGCCGACGTCTGAGTCCGCGCCAGCCGCACCGATGGTTCGTTTCAGCGATCTGATTCATGATAAGGCCGCGCGGGACACCGTGCTGCTGCGGGAAAAATCCGTTCTGATGGTCCGTGAGAATACGCATCTGGGCAAGGAAGTGGCGCTCAAGCTGGTCGCAAGCCACATGGCCATCGAGCATTTGACTTTTCGCATTTCCGTTTCCTCGCTGCGTCAATGGTGTGTGAAGTATGCCGCGCATGGCATTGACGGCCTGGTCGAGCAGAAACGCGGTGTAGTGGGGCGTAAACCTTTCGCGGCACAGTTGGACGAACATCATTTACTGGCGGCGGCTGCCGGCAGCGTGGAGCGCGGCATCAAGGGACGGTTGAACGCCGCGCGCGGATATCGCGATGCTCTGTTGAACAATCCCACCATCAACGGGCCTGCGCGTCTCTGGATGCACGGTGAACACGCGACTAAATCCTACGTGCCGCCCAGCGTGCGCGAAGCGATCAAGCAGCGCGCCTCGCCATTGGCCACGTCGCTGATCCAGATCGGCCCCAAGGCCGCGAAGCTCGCCGGTCCCTATACCGAATGCACCTACGACAATATCAAGGCCGGCGATGCTTTCACGGCGGACGATATGACGGCCAATTGCTATGTCTGGTGTGAATGGCCGAATGAAGACGGGTTCATCCTGATCCGCCCGCAAATTCTCGCGGCGATGGACATTGGCAGCATGGCGTGGCTGAACATCCGCGCCGTGATGCGTCCGAAGGGTCAATACAACCAGGATGACGTCTGGGGCCTGATCGGCGACGTATTCGACGAATACGGTTTGTTCAATACCGCGATTCTTGAAGGTGGCACCTGGCAGAGCCGGGTAGTGACAGGCCATCAGACTGGCGTGGATGATGAGGCGCGCTTCGGCGGGTTGAAATCGCTCGGCGTGAAACTGATCCACACCCGCACGCCGCGCGGCAAGATCATCGAGACGGCCTTCAACTCGCTGCAGCACGCGGCGGATAACGTGCGCGGTTTTTGCGGTCGCATGGAGATGAAGGATTGCCCGGAGATCGTGCGCCAGCAGCTCGCCCAGGTGAAAGCCGGTCATGCGCATCCGCGCCAGTTTTTTCTGCATGTCAGTGAATACACCCGGCACCTGGAAGGCGTGATGAACGCGCTGAACCACGAGCGCAATGACGGGAAGATTTTGAAGGGCCTCGCGCCGGTGGATAAATGGGCTGAGGACGCACCGCAGATGCGCGTGATGCCGGACAGCCACAAGTGGATGTATCGCGCGGCGTATCGCGTGCTGGCGGTGACCAGGAACGGCCTGCGCATTGCGGTCGGCACCGGCAAGTATCAATCCACCTACACTTACAGCAATCCAGAGAAACTGGAGAACCATCGCGGGCGCAAGGTGGTGGTTTTTTGGAACGATTACGATCCGGATACGGACGCCGTGGTTTACACGCTGCGCAACGGCCAGCCGGATCAATTCATCTGTGTCGCTTCGCGCGTGACAGGTCCTTCGAGGCTAGGGGCCAGCGCGGAGGAACTGCACGGCGAGGCGACACGCAAAAAACTGTCCATGCAGCACGCGCGCACGCAAAAGGCCAGCCTGGCGCCATTCCTGCAACGCAGCGAACGCGTGATTGCCCCGCCGGCCAGCGAGGTCGGTAAACGCATCGCCCAGGCGAAGACGGATAACACCGTGCGGCAACGCGCGCGCAAGACGCTGCGCGATTTTGTCGGCGGGGCTGAGGTGTTGCTGGGCCGTGGTGCTGATGTCAGCCCAGCGGACAACGTCGCGCCGGCGCAGCCGCCTGTGGAAGCCGTGCCGTCCCTGGAAGAAAATGCCGGCAAGTTCACCTATCACTTGAAGTCGAGCGGCAGCGACCAGGCACAATACGTTGATTACCTCCTGACTCGTCTGACGGAATTTCGCAAGTCCGGTGCCAGCTTCGGCCAGCAGTATCACGCTAATGTCACCGTTGCCATCACCAAAAAGATCGCCGCCGGCCAGCTCAAATGCGACCTGCATGACGCCGCCCGCTTTGACGAAATCTGCGAGCATCTGAAATCTAAAATAGACGCGACGATCCTCGGCAAACGCAACACTGCCAAAGGATCGCCCAATTACCACGCGTTTGAAACCACTTCCAACCTGAGCGCTGAAGCGCTCCTCGGCTAACCATCAACCACAACAACCAAAAGCAGGACCACCATGAGCAAAGCAAAACAACAGACAGAGAAATGGGTTACGTATTTCGATGACGGCCCAACCACCCCGTTTCCAGGCTATAAAATCAAAGTTGCCGATCACGTTCAATCGCCCATCGCCATTCTTCCCGTTCAAACAGAGGAGGGAAAGAAGCTCCAAGGTAAGCGCGCGCGTCTGATAGTGCGCCTGGCTAACCGTCATTTTGTCAGCCGCAGTTTCGAACAACGAGTTGATTAACCCACCCATCAAAGGCCCCTTTATGGAAACCATCGAACTTCCCTCCACGCGTGCCGTGGCCACCGAATTAAACGGTGCCGATCATCACCTTGATCTCACGCTGCCGGACCGCGCCGGCAACGTGCGCGGCTCCTGGCGATTCTCCCTGGACGCTGTCCGCGCCGGCATCGCGCATTATCCACTTGAGGCCAAGGAAAAGCTGCTCACGGCATTTCAGTGGTGCATTGATTCTGCGCACCTGGTCAGCCTCGAATCGTTCGCCTCGCGCGTCCAATCCAGCGCCAATACGATCTATAAAATCTATACCGGAAAATATCTATACCCCAACAGCAAGAAACAAATCTTGCCCTCGGCTGAGCTGCTCGCCGCCATCGATAATTTTCTGAACATTGAACGCATCCGCTTTGAAGGCGCGCATGCCAAAATCGTGATGACGCCGACGCTCAAGCAGATCGTCACCCTGTGCGATCTGGCGCGCGAGAGCCAGACCATCTGCGTCGTCAAGGGACCGAGCCACATCGGCAAAACCAAGGCGGCGGAGCATTACAAAAACGACACAAAGAAGGGCGTGACCTTCTATACCCGGATGCAGTCCGGCTGCGGTTACAATGACATGGTCCGCAACCTGGCCAGCAGCGTCGGTCAAAGTCCCAACGGTGGCAACGTGCGCGGAATCATGGATGCCATCCTGGGCGGCGTAACCGGCGACATGCTGTGGCTGTTCGATGAAATGAGCCTTCTGGCCCATACCTATCGCAAGGGCAATTTCTTCCGCTGTATCGAGGCGCTGCGCGAGGTTCACGACCGCAACAAGGTGCCGATGGTGTGGTTCTTCACGCAGCTCGATCCCTTCCAGGCCGCGCGCAACGGCGAGCTGCAGCAAGCCTGGCGGCGTGGTGTTCACAAGCTGATCCTGCCGGACATGCCCACGGTCGGCGATCTGACCGCCATCCTGGAGAATCGCGGCCTGGAATTTCCCGACAAGGGTTTGGAGGTGGAAATTCGTTATGAGGATGCCAAGGGCAAACCGCAAACCATCGTTCAAAATCCGCGCAATATCTTGTTTGAAGTCGCGCGCGATGAGGCGCTACTGGCCATCAACGAACGCCTGCGCTATGCCGAAAAACTGGCCAAGCAGGACGGCGACAAGCTCAACTGGTCTCACTTCATTACCGCGCACCTGATCATCGCCAAACAAGCCATGCCGGCTGAACGGGAACAGGCTTGGAATAACTAAGGAATTATGAGCGAAAAACCATTCAATCAATTAACACCTGCAGAAGCGGAGCGCCTTGCAATTCTGGCTGAAGAATGCGCAGAGGTTATCCAGGTCGTTGGCAAAATCCTTAGGCATGGATATGAGTCAACTCACCCAGCCTCGCCGGAAGGCCCGACGAATCGCGAATTGCTTCAAATGGAGTTAGGTCACATTGGGTCTGCACTGGCGCTCATGTTGTCAAAATGCGATCTATCAAACCTCCTGATTTTTGAAGCCGAAGTCACCAAGACGAAAACAATCCGTGAATATCTGCACCATCAATGATCTCCCTCATCGAACATTTTACGGCTGGCGATTCCGATTACACCTTTGAAGTCACTTGGCGTTATTCCAGTGGCACCAATATTGCCCGGTGCAATGGCAAGACCGCCAGTTGCACTGGTTCATCAGCGGAGGCCATCAGATCAGCCGCGCGCAAACATTTCGCTGCCATGTGCGCCAGCACTGGATTGAACTTCGAGAGCTACCGGATTTCGAAGGTGGAAGAAATTTTGTCCGACAGTGTCAAAGGCGCATCCAACGTCACCTTTTCACTCAAACCGGAGGAATCATGACTCTGCTCGAAGCCATTTCGCCCACATCGCGCGCGATCCTCAAGGAAGCCAATCCGGTGGTTATTTGTTTCCGGCATCGGTATTACAAGCTGACGCAGGATAGGTTCACCACCATCCGTGGAAAGGCACAGTTCAAAAAGCTCAAGATCGGACAGAAAGTGACTGTCGAAACTCCGGACAAGACTTTCCCGGCGGAAATCAAGGTACTCGAATTGTTGACCGTCAACCGGCTGCCAATCGCTTTTCTGAAACGCGACGCGGAATATCCCACGTTCACCATCGGCCAGCGTCAGGATTTCGTGGATCTGTTGAACAGTTTCCGCGCGCCGGCGTGGGCTCAAGTCACGCTGGATTCTGAATTGACCGTTATCCCCTCCAAAAACTAAAGGACCAAAATGCAACCTGTGATTAAACATTTGCCGCTGGTGGATACGGTCAGTGGCGTTGACCAACTCGATCATCGCCGCGCCTGGCATGAACGGGGGCCAGGTGGATTGGGCGTGGCAGCGCTGGTCATTGCCTTCGCCGCCGGCGTGCTGATTACTCTGATCGTTGTCTGCTTTTCCCTCTAACCATCAACCCAAAGGACCAAATGAAAACCAAAGAAGAATTGACCGAGGATGTCGGCCTGGTGCGCGACATCGAAGCCTGGTGCGCTGCGCATGCCGCCAATGACAAGGAACGCGATTTCCGTGACGCCCTGTTTCGCAAGGCGATCCAGGAATTGCCCAAGCTGGAAATGCCGCACGTTCGCCGCATCAATGAAGCGGTGTGCGCGATGGAATTTCCCACGCAGATCACGCTCTGCCTGCGCGACGTGTTGCTGACGCGCCTGTCCCAGCATCACAACCTGAAACAATACCGGAACGTGAAACTGCCAGTCGTCCAACTACCCTCAACCCCGCTGGCCAAATGAAAAAAGGTGCCGAACTCATCGCTGAAGCACGGGCCACGCACGAGGCAAAAGGATGGACAGCGTTGCATGACGATCAGCACACATCCTTGGACATGCCGCCGGTGGCTATTCACCTTATTATGGACCACTGCGACCCGGCTCGTGACTGGGGCCTGGTTGAGAAAACAAAACGCGAAGGCGGACGAATTCGTCAACTTGTTGTGGCCGGGGCATTGCTTGCAGCCGAAATAGACCGTCTTCAACGGGCGTTTAATCGTGGCATTGAGCCCAAATGAGCAACTTGCCCGATCAAACTGTGACTGGCACCTGCCGATGTGGAAAAGCGTTCCGCATCCGTGTCAGTCACTATGATCGGGTGATTCTGTCTTGCCAGCATCCCTATTGGGCGTTGCAGCCCCGCCGCAATGGCCCCTTGGTGATGTTTCCCTGGCCAGGCCCAGCCCTAACCCGCGCTGAATACCGCGCGAAATATCCAGACGAGGACCAAAGCCAATGAACCATGGCCTGATCCCATATATCGGCGGCAAGCATCGCCTTGCAAACCGGCTGGTCGAGATTTGCGCCGGCGCCGGCGCTGACACCTTTGTGGATGTCTTCGGTGGCTCGGCTGCTGTCATGTTGGCTGCAGCGGGCAAATTCTCAAAACTGATTTACAACGATATTGATGGCGACTTGGTAAATTTATTCCGCGTGATTTCCGACGACAAAAACCGGCGTGAATTATTCCGCATTCTTCGTTGGCTGCCGCCGTCCCGTAAAATCTTCAACGATGACCATGAAAAATATGTCAGCGGAGGCTTTAGCTTCGCTGCTTGCGCTGATCCAGTCGAACGTGCTAGGCGGACATTTTATCGGCATCTGTTCGCCTTCGGCGGCAAAGTCCGTTGTGGTGGATTTGCCATTTCCACCGGCGATGAAAACCGCATTAAAGAGGTTAGCCGGTATCGGAACACACTGCGTAAGCTCGTTAAAGTCGGTGATATTTTTCGCGCGGCCATGATTGAGAATCTTCATTACTCTGAGCTGATCCGAATCCACGGACGGAACAAGGCTCACATTCTGTATATTGATCCGCCCTATCATGGGACCGAAGATTGTTACAGTCGATCCTTCAGCGCTGGTGATCATACGTTTCTTGCAGAGCAGTTGGCATCCGCGCCGGCACCAGTGGTCTGCACATATTATGACACGCCACTGATCCGCTCCCTTTATCCGGAATCATGTTGGACATGGCAGAGTATTGCCGCCACCAAAAATTCATGTCTGACCAGAGGCAATAAGGTCATTACCAGCGAATTCGTAATCACCAAAAAATGAAAACAGTCGCCGAACTCATTGAATTGCTCCTGGGCGCGATCCGTCGAGATTTTTACGGTGATCGGCACCAGGACTTTTTTCGCGACAAACGCGCGCTGACCAAGGCCATCGCCCGTTATGGCGTTGAATGCCATTCTCGCGGTTGGGAATTTTCCGTCGAATCCATCCGCAACGAGCTTTTGACGTTGCTCCAACAAATCCGCGACCAGAAAGCCGACGTTAAATATTTGCCGGCATATCTCGAAGGCGCGGTGGATCGGCATATCCGCTTTTGCGCCGATGATCTGGCTGAACGGAACAAAATGGTTCGCAACCTGGTCGAAGCCAAAATCTCGACCATCAAGCCGGCCGCTGTTCGCCTCCCGACGCCGGTTGAAATTCTGGATGCGCTGCACAAGGACATGTCCAAACAGCGCCGGCGCAGGAAAGCCATCAAAGCGGCCGCTAAAAAAACTGCGCAGAGGGAATTGTTGTGAACGAAGAGCGAATTGGTGCCACGCGCCCCATTTTCGAGCGGTTTTTCCTCATTGTGCGGCTCCTGCGCATGGATCGGCCAGTTACGATCCAATCCCTTTCCGAAAAGCTCGAAGTGAACCGAAAAACTGTCGAGCGCGATCTGGATTTCATGCAGGACCGGCTGGAGTTGCCCATTGGCCGTTCGAGCAAAGGGGTTCAACTGCTGATGCCCATTAAACTGTGTCCCACCTGCTGCAAACGTCTCACTGACGATTGATATGAGCAGCCGCGACCAACAAATCATGATCAAGCGTGCGCAGACCCAGGCCGCTCTGTCTGATGACGAATACCGCGATGCCATCGCCATGGTCAGCGGTATGGCGGATTGTCGGTCCAGCAAAGACCGCAGGCTCACTGATGGCCACATTGACAACCTGCTGGCATATATGGAGGCGATCTACTGGCGGAAAGTTGATTTGCAGCAGCCTTGCAAAGCTGGTGCAATATTCCAGCAACGCGGGTATTGGGCCAATAAAAACCAGCGTGGCAACACCAGCCGCGACCGCTATGTCGCCAAAGAGAAGAGCGACGAGGCAACTGCCTTGGAGAATGAACTGCACGCCTTGGGCTTTGGCCTGGCTTACGTGGCGGCGATCCAGCGCAATATTCAGCCCTTCTGCATGCTGGTATACGTCGCGGCCCTGAAACGCACGCTGAAGGCCAAACAGCGCGCAGTGGATCAGCCGTTCTGAGTGTATATGGCTCCGCGCTGGCGTTTGTCTGATTTTGGCCCCTTTTCCCATGTCCAATTCTGACTCTTCCAAATCGGGACAGAACTTCACTTTATTGTCCCGACTTCAGTTTTTTTTGGAAAGATACAAAAAGTCCGCTCAAAATGAAAAAATCTGGCCTAAAACGGGACCATCCCGTTTTCTTCTAAACCGGTGCCGTCATACTCGCGGGTGATGAAAATACAATTATTGTTGTCGTCGCCCCTGGCTGGTG